GCGGCCTCCGGCTTGAGGTGATGGTGGTGCCGGGGCCGGGCCCGTGCAGACTCGGTGCGGATCCGGGAATCCCCGGGGTGCCCGCTTGCAACAACGCGCCGAGCGGGGTCGTTTCCGCCTGCTTGATCAGGGCCGACCGATACTGCGCCACCGCCTTTTTGTGTTCCTCGGCAATGATCGGTAACAGATACCGATATTGATCCTCTTGCTCCGTCAGCCCCATCAACCGACGTATCCGGTACATGCCCGGCGACGACAACTCCATCTTGCTGAGGTCCACGCCATAATTGTCTTTGGCATACTGTTGGGGCGAGAATTGCTTGGGGAGTGGTCCGAAGATGGCCTGCAAAAAGCGATTTTGCAACGGGTCTTGCGCGTCCGACCTGCCAACGGGATCCGGTAAGGAGGCCGGGGTCTCCCCCGGCGAACCGGGAGACAACTGTTGCCCCAACTGTTCGAGTATGGCATGTTCCGTGGTGTGTGCCATGGTCCCCTACTCTTTGCTAAAGCTCTGGAGATACTGGAGCGCCCGGCTGGGACCCTCTTGATCAGGACCCGTGTTGCCGCCCGACCCACCGAACAACGACGCATTAAACTGGTTACTGGCTCTGGTGTTGAACCCACTGCCCGCCGACTGTGAACCGAGCGCCGCGTTCGAGAGTTGGAGGACGGCGTTGAGGTCCGCCACGCGCCGTTGCCGAACCGTCTCAGGGATCGTCACTTGATTGGCTGTTTGGGCCCCAATCATGGACATCAACGACGGCAACGCCTGGCGCACGACGCTGTTGCCGGACCCCGTCGTGTCGAGGTTCGCATAGGCACGTGATAACAAGTCGTCCACGGCGCCGGTTTGGGCCCCATACAGGCCGTTCGCGTCCACGGAGGGCAACTGAAAGGTGTGGGCGGGGGTCACGGGGCTGTTGGGATCGGGCACGAACGAGCCATAGGTCGGGTCGCCATACACGCTCAACGACGTATCGGCAGTACTGCCCCTATCTTGACCGGTCAGCGAGTTGATCACGCGCGCGCCGGAGGTGTCAAAGGCCGGCATCAGGCGTGGTTGTGGCAGGAGGTGGCCTGCCGCATACGTGTACAGGTTGCGCAACGCCGGCTGGATAAACGCCGACAATTGCCGTGAAAAGGCGGGGTCGAGGCCACTGCTCTGCGTTTGGGTTTGTTGGGATTGGCCGGACCCCCCACTACTCCCAAAGGACACGCCGAACAAGACGAACAGGGAGATGTCGAGATATTCCAGCATCGCTACAGTTGTAAGATGGCCGTGGAGAGGCCACCAGACCCTCCACTACTGCGACTGGATCCATTGGAGACCGTGGACGATTGTCCACCGAGCAAGGCAATCAATTGCTGAAAGGCGTTCTGCACATCCCCCAGCCGTTGCGACCGGACCTGTTCAGGGATCGTGGCTTGTTGTTCCACGTTAGCGCCCACTTGTGCCAGATACTGCGGGAGAAACGATTGGACGCCCATCTGGGCCGTTAACGGCGTGGCATTGGCATTTAGGAACCCTCGTTGTGCCAACCCACTCGACGCCGTGCTGGTGGCATTCCTGAGTAATTGATCGATGGCCGTATTCTGTGTGTCAAACATCCCCGCACGATTGAGGGTCGGCAGTTGAAAGGGGGTCTCCAGTTGCTGTTGGAGGTAGGCGCCAAAATCCTGGATTTGGGGATAGAGAAACCCAGAGAGGACATTCTTGTCTCCTCGTTGCAACGCCGTGGACGCCGCACTGGTAGTGGAGTCCGTCGAGTGGGACTGCTCCTTGCCAAAGCTAGCCATGCACCGGCGCCTCCGCAAAGACCCGCCACATGATCTCCTCCACACATTTGCGCCCGGTCTGGACGGTAATGCGCCCATAACAGGCGCCGTAGGCTCCCTGGGCCTGTCCCCACCGCAGGGCGTCGTGCCAGAGGACTTTGCCCACCCCATAATTCCGATACCGAGGGAGGACGTACAACGCCCATTCGGCCAGATAGAGCAAGCCAGGCAGAAACCGGTGCGTACACAGCTCCACCCCACAGACCCCGATCACCGCCTCGTCCCCCACGGCCACGCTCAGATGACACATCGGATCGTGCAGGATGGTCAGGAGCTTGGCATGCACATACGCTTGCACCGGACTGACCGGAATCGTCCCCCAAATGGATTCTTGCCGGAGCGCTTCGAGCAGCTCATACACCTGCAGAAGATCAGGGGCCGTGGCGGGACGGATCATCATCGTGTCCGCAAGGCCTCTTGAATCGCGAGGAGCGCATCCGCCAGCGGCTGCCCCACCGTCACGTCTTTGACGGCCCGCGTAATCGCCCGTTCCAAGGGCGTTTCAGGCGGGGGCGTCGCGCGCCACGCCTGATACTCGTCGAGGCATTGCTGTTGTTCCGTGTCCGTCGGGATCGCCCCGAGTTTCTCCGTGGGCCATTGTTCGATCTCCCCGTCCAGGCACGTCAATTCGTTCACATAGGCGCCATACTTCCACATGATGGCGGCTGGCAGGTGTGGGTGTCGCATCCGGTTCCTTACGTGACCTTATAGGGCGTCACGATGATTTTCCAGTTGGCCGCCGTGAAGGCGGCTGAGGCAAACGTGCCTTTGTCCAGCATCGCCAGGGAGTTGCCCATCATGAGGCGCGTGGTGGTCACATCGGCAGAGATGATGAGTCCCATTGACGAGGCCGAATCCGTGATCACCGTCCCGCATTTAATCACATCGCCCACGAGCCACCCTCTCTCAGCGGTGAGGCATTGGAGCTTGGCATCGACGAAGGTCGGCGTCGTAGCGAGGGCGTGGGCTTGGGTCACGGCACTACTGAACACGATGGGATTCATCGTGAGGCTCGTCCCTGCGACCAGGGTGCCGCTGGGGGACTGGCTAATGGTCCAGGTGCCGCTGGTGGAGACGGCACTGATGCCGGTCCCACTGGTCACGGTCAGCGGTTGCAACACCCCGTTGGCAAAGCCCAGGAGAAACCCGTCGGTGGTGTTCGTGGTGCTGGCGATCGTTTGGCCGACTCCGCCCCGTGTCAACGCGAGGAGACCGACCGTGGACGCGGCGGTGCCCAGGGTCACCGCGCCTGCGAGGTTGTGGGCGACGTTCAGGCGGGTCCCGACATCGGCCGCCGAGCCTTGGGGGACCACGCCGAGTGTGGTTTCCAGTGCGAGAATGGCGCTGGCCGGGCCATTCTGATGTTGCGCGACGATCTGATCGATGCCGACCCCGTCCATCAGCGCCGTCGCCGTATCGAGGATAGCGGGATAGGACGTATTCGCGGCGTTGAGTTGTCCCATTTAGTCCACCTGTTGCGTCCGGCGAATTTGCGCCTGGGGAATCACATTGTTGATCACGAACTTGCCGGCTGAGTGTGTGACTTGCACTTGTATGGCATCTCCTAACATCGAACTGGCGCCTTGCGATTCCACCGTGACATGCCCAATAAACTGTGCGCTCGTAAACCCATTATACGAGGTCCCCGCGCCATACGAGAGCCCGGTGCCGTAATAACTCGAACTGAATGCCGACCCATCATTCTTGAGGAGGGCGAACGGACCGACATGGGTTCCATGGAGATCGACGAGGGTCACGAGGGCATGTTCGCCGGCCCCTCCAAAATCAATCCGCACTTCAGGAATCCACTTCTGATACGTGGGCATCCCCATGTCATGGTAGAACGTCCGATACTGGCTGGCCACATCCGTCGTCGTCAAGGCCACGGCATCTTTGAACGTGGTCGTATCGTTCATGGTATAGACAAACAGCCCGTGGGTGGAACCCCCTTCCAACGCATAGAAGGCGTCACGGTCACCCGCTTGCGATTCAATCCAGAGCGCCGAGACCGATTGCCCGCGATGCGGACCACTCCACGACGGCATTTCCGCGGGGAGTGCTGACTTGCCCAGGCCCTCTTGTATGAGGCGGATATCCAACCAATATTGCACGATTTCGAACTCGGCGTCCTGGATGGGCACCGGCAGAAACAACTTGAGTTTCCGGTCGTGATACACCATCCGCACTTGGCCAATCTGGGCCAGGACGATGTTGTTGACCCCAGGGATGGTGCTGCGATTGGAAAACAGCATATCCGCCACATACTGCGGGGTGTTTTGATTAAAGCTGAGGTAGGCCACGTTCAAATCCTGCGTAAACCAGAAGGTGCCGAGGCCCGGCACCGTCACAATCGAATAGGGCGAACTGGTCCCGATGTTCGAGGAGAGCAAGAGCAGATTCGCGTCCCAGGTGGTGGGGGGCGTCGAGAGGGTCACGTCACTGCCAAAGTCCAACCCGGTCAACGAGGTAATCGACCCGCTTTGAAAGATCAACAGTTGCGCCTTCGGGTCGCCTTGTTGGCCGGTCATACTGTGCCGGTGGATGGCCGTCGGCACGCCATTCCCCCCGACAGGGCGATAGGTGGCCCAGGTCGAGGTATTGGGAGACCACACCGAGTCCACGCGCGGATTCGTGGAATAGACGGCATCCCCCTGAATGGCAAACAACCGGTCGAGAAACGCGACCGTCATCGTGGGCGAGGCGGGAATGTTCACGCCCGTCACCGAACTGAACGTCTGCGTCGGCGAGATCTGGCACAGGACATTCGACTTATTGCTCACATACGTCCGATCGGTAATGCTCCAGGTCTCAAAATGCACGTCTTGATCACTGGTGAGACTGTTGGTGACCGTCGTCACGAGTCCCGTATCGGAGACGACGGCGAGGTTGGTATGCCAGGCGATGAGTCGGAACTTCGAGGCCGTTTGTGGATAGACCCGATGGCCCCCGCGTCCACGAAAGGCCCCCAAGGTGGTCGTGGTCAGAATCGTCGAGCCAAACCGCTTCCGCAGGCCGCCGTCATAATAACAATTCTGCATCAGCTCGGCCGACCCGGCCTTGAGATCCTCTAGGGAATCACGCAGGTTGACGCCGGACAGGACATCCGCCCACTTGGCCACGTCATCGGGAATACGGTTTCTCAGCATTAGCCTTCCACCGTGGACACGGCACTGACCATCCAATTCGCCGCCGTGACTTGCACCATCGCGCCGAGGGCGTTCTTATTGACCACATAGGGCGTGCCCGATCCGGTATAGATGGCGGTGAGGGTGGCCCCCTGCACGACCACCCATCCCGTCAGGACCCCGTTGTTATCGATGTTGCCATGATCCACACGCTCTCCCACGCTGTAGCCGTGTTCACTGATTGAACACTGTAAATACGACCAGCTATTCGTCGGGGTGACGGTCAGCCCATGGGAGACGGTGGCCAGCGAAGAGACGGTATAGGGCGTCATGGTGACGCGCGCCCCCACGCGTACGGTCCCCACGGCGCTCCACGTCCGATCCCCCCGGAGAAAGGTCGCGGTCGTGGTGACGCCGGTGCCGAGTTGTCCTGTGGGGACCATCCCGGCGGGATCCAGGCTGGCCGCATACTGCGCCTGTCCCACATAGTGGCTTAACGTCGAGGCAAACTCACTATCTCGCATCGCCCCTCCCAAGGAGGGGGACGCACTCCACGGTCCGTGCCGCCGCACACGTCTGATGGGGCGTCAGACGTGCGGCGCGGTGCGGCCAGGTCATACGGCCCCCTTTAGCGTGATCCGTCAGCTTGGTCATAGACACAATTCTCCGCCGCGTAGCGCGCCTTCATCTGCTCCCACAGTTGATGTTGTTGGTCATACCGGTCGTCGTCGTAGAGCCACATGGTCTGGACTTTAATGCCCTGCTTCACGAGGGCGAGGCGCGTTTTGAGCCAGGCCAGAAACGTGGTGCCGTCTTCGTCCAGCATCATCAAGTTGGGGCTGTAGACCATCAGGATCGGGTACGTCTTATCAGGAGGTGGCCACACCGACATCTGAGACCCGACAATCCGGTAGGAGATCGGGATGCCGACGCGGGCAAAACTCCGCCAATCCTCGGTGCGATCCAGACGGCTCCATCGCTGGCCGATGAGATAATCCGTCGTCAGGTTCGGTTGGATCGCCCAGACCGTCGTGACGCTGGCCACCTTGGTCGCGGCGACATAGTTCGTGATTTGCCGATATTGCTGCGGACCTCCTCCTGCCACCGTAAAGATATACTGGCCCACATAGCCGTTGTCCCCTGTGGAGTCGGAGGCTTGCAGGATGATGGCTGCGGGCCGGCCGTCTTGTGCCCGTCCACGAGCGGTGCTGTCATACACGCGCAGACTGGTCTCCGCCTCAAAATCAGGTGGGAGGCTGAAGACACTCGTCCCGGTCGTGGCCAGCAGCAGGGTTTCAGCACTGAGAAAGACATCATAGCGGGAGGCCATCCAGAGTTCGCTTTTGACATCTTGCGCGCCCCGGGCCTGCATCGCCGCGACTTCGGCCACGGACACGTTATAGCGCCCGGCGGAGATCATGGCCGCTGAGATCGTGGCGGTAAAGGTGGGGCTCGCGGGAATCGGCATCTCGTACTCCGTGGCCAGGGAGTCCCCTCTGGGACTCCCTGATGGACTGGACTAGAGACCGTAGTTGTTCAGGGCGCCGAGCTCGGAGTTGCCGAGGTTCGTTTCCATCTTCCGGGCCTGGCGATTATTGCCGGACCCGAATGTGCGCCGTGGCGTGAACTCGATGTCCATCCCCAACCAATAGAGGTTGTGGGTCACAATCGCAAAGTTCGTGGACACCGGGTTAATCGCAATGTGGAGATATTCGGTATCCTCCAGCAGCACATGATTGGCGCCGGGGCCGGTGGCCAGTGACGAGATCATGGCTCGTCCGGTGAGTGTCAACGGCGTGACCACCGTGGCCGAACTTTGACTACTGGCGGCCATCACGCCTGGCGTCACCTGCGTCGGACTGGTGGTCAGGGCGCTGGCGTTGGACAGGGTGGCAAACAGGTTTTTGAACGTCACGGTACAACTGGCCCCGAGGGCCTGGGTCGTCCAGTGGTGGCGAATGTAGATGGGGTGTTCCTTATCAATGGTATTCGGGACCCGCCACAAAAAGTCAATGTAACTGGTCGTGGCGGCCAGGGCAATCGCCCGATGCCGGGTGTTGGGCACTTGGGCCAACGTGGACGATCCAATACTGAAGTGCAAACTGAGCGCGCCGACGCCCGTGACGAGCGACGACGTGGCGGCCTGCATGACCGTGAACGCATCAATAAACCTTTTTTCCAGGACCCAATCAATGTGCCAGTCTCGAATGACTTTGTGTTCCATCGAATCCCTCCGTAGCCGCGCGACGCGGTTAGCGATAGATCTTGCCGAAATACATTTGCCCAGATCCATTGTTCACAATGGTATTGGTGCCGATGAGGAGACCCATGATCGCCGTCGTGGTGCCGACATTGGTCGAGGCGACCCCGCTGCCGTCTAACACATCGAGGACACCGGCGAGGTTGTTCGCGGAGACGCTACGAGTGCCCGTGGCGACGATGGCGTCACCAAAGATCATCCCACGGTACCAGGTCCAGGACAGGCTGGCTGAGTTGAATTCCACAGCCGAGGGGACAAACGGGAGATTGAGCGCGAACTGGACGCCAGTCCCGACATAGTTGACACAGATCGGATTGTTTGAAAACGTGACGGTGGCAAATCCTCCAGGCATGGCTATTTCTCCTCTTTGATGAGTTCGATTTCATAATCCGCCAATTGTTCATAGCGTAACTGGTCTTGGGTCGGCGGCGTGCCAAAGGGTCGCGGATGGCGGGAGGCCTTCTCGACATCGACGACGACCGAGCGACTCCGACTATTCATGAGGACTTGATAGACCTCCTTCGGGACCGTATTGCGCGCGCCCATTTTCAGCTTGTACTGGTAGCCATTGATCCCAACGGGCAGAAACTGATCGTGGTCGCTGACCACGGACGCGCCACGAATGCCCTTGCCCAGATAGAACGTGACCGGGGGTCCATTGGGCTGCGGATGTGAGGGAATGTTACCTTCCTGTCCCATACTCCTGCTCCTTTTCCTTCGTCACGGCCCATTGTGTGTGGGTCTTCGTGAGATTGCCACCGTTGCGATAGCCCTTGAATTCTCGATATAACGCCTCTCGCGTCTGCATGGCGTCCTGGTCGCGTTGGATCGTGATGTCGACCGACCGGATCCGGGAGCCGGCCCGATGCTGGTCGAGACCGGCTTTGAGGGCGGACGCTTGCGACTCAGCCCGCTGCCGGGTCAACCCACGCAGCAGGGGCATCCCGTCTTGCGCAATCATCCAAATGTCAGGTCGTTCGGCCATTACAAACTGGCCGCCGATTCGATGTGTCCAAGCCAGTTCTCATTCGTGCGTAACGAGGTGAGACTGGTAATCCAGCCCATGGTCCCGACCTGTTCCAACGGGTTCGCGGGTCCGCCCTCCGTCCGACCTTTCGTAATGGTGCGCGTGGACGTGCCGTCCAGCGGGACGATGGTAAAGCCCTCGCGGCCAAACGCCAACGTGAGATACACGTTCGCGAGCCCGGCCTTGTTATCCACGCTCGTCGAGGCCGCGCCGGCGCCGGACACGACTTTCGCGCCGCCGCCCAGGGAATCCGGGTCAGGCGCGAGAAAGAACACGAGATTCCGATAGCGCCCACATTCTCCCGGCATCATGCCGCCACTCGTTTTATACTTCTCCACCGAGAGAAACCCGGAGATGTTTTGCAGGTCGTTGTAGATGAACGGATGGATGACGACCGGAAAACCCGGCAACACCGGCATCATGTTGCTGTTCATACTCGTCGGCCCGGCCCCGTCAATCATCATGCGGGCGCCGACGGCGATCAGGGACCGCTGGATCCGATCCAGATCATTATTATCCAAGATCGAGGAGATATTGGCGCGCGACGTGCCGTTGGCAAAGATCACATTGCCGGTCCCGCTGACGGCCACGTCGCGGTAGATCATGTCCACGGAATAGCCGGCCTGTTCCCCCAAGATTTCATAGAATTCGTTGAGGAACGGGTCGGTCTGCGTCATTTCGGCAAAATCGGTGGTCGCAATGACATCCCCAAACTGGGACAGGACCGCCGTAAAGTCCGTCAACGGGGGGATTTGCCCGGCTGGCGGCACGCCCTCCACCAGGGCGGAAATCGCGGGGTTAATGTGGGTATACCGGCGAAAGACGACATTCTTGCCGGTCTTTTGCTTGAGCGGGCGCGCGGTCGCCCACCGTGAGTGATAGCTGTAGTATTCCGCCCGCGACAGCAGCAGTTTGTCAAAATAGGTCTGCGTGATGTCTGGATTGGTCGCGAGCGAGGTGACGAGTGCGGTTGATTTTACGTCAGGCATAACGTCGGTCTCCTATTCTTACGTCCTCATGAATCCCATGGATTTGCGAAAGTCGGCAAATTCCTGTTTCGACATCGAGGCAATGTCGGGGGTGGCCGACCGTCCGGTATTGGACGATCCCCCTCCCGCCACGGCGGCTGTCTTCAACGCTTGGTTAATGGCGTGCGTCGCGGTCTGGCCCGCCTTCAAGGTCGCATTCTGGCTAAACTTCCCGGACTTGGCGAGGGCCAAGAGCACGGCGGATGTGGCCGTCACATCATTCTCCGGCGCGCCCGCCGTAATGGCATCCTGATATAAGGCCTGCGCCTGGTTGTAGACCGGTGATCCCGGGACGAGATCGTCCTTATATTGGGTCAAGATCGGTTGGACTTCCGCCGTGAGCTTGCGATAGGCCTCTTGGCTCGTTTGCCGGGCGGTGTGTTGGGTGAATTCCCCTTTCCGCAGCTCGGCATCAATCAATCGAATCTGATGCGCCGCCTGGACCGCTTGGTCGGGTTCCGTGCTCGCCTTGACCAGCCATTGCTCCTTCATGGTTTCCAACTGGTCGGCGGTATAGGTCGGCGCGGCGGCGGCCACCGGCGCCACCGGGAGGGCCTGGCGTCTGAGGGTGGCCAATTCCGCCGCCATCCGGCTGGCCTCTGACTGCAGATGGGTATAGGACTCTTCCAAGATTTCGGGGGCCTTGAATTTGCCCGCCCACAGCTTGTCGGGCGCCACGGGGGCCGCAGTTACCGCGTCGGATGCGGGAACGGCCGGCGTGTCCGAGGGGACTCCCTCCTGCACCGCACTCGTCTCGACGGCCTGGGGGACGGGTTGTCCGGCATCGACCGGGGCCGTGGTCAGGGTTTCGTCTGGCATGTCGTCCTCCTTGGTGATATGACAAAGCCGAGTGCATCAGGTGACACACTCGGCTCCTACATGGGACTCCTGGTCCCTGGAACTCTCACGGAGCTGTCTCAGTCTGCGCGGGGGTTAGCCCCCGAACGCACAGCGCACGTCACACGGGTCCCCGACACTGATGGTGGGGCTGGCCGCCACACTGACGATGAGGGTCTCGTGGGCATACACGGCCATCAAGGTTTTACACCGACAGCGGATTTCCACCGCCGAGGTCCCATTCAAGACCGCCTTACACACGAGTCGATGACACCGAGGACACCGTATTTCTCGCATATACGCCTTTCTTCAAGACTTGTCAAGACTTACGAGATATTGACCCCCTCCGGTTGCGTGCTGCCCCCCGAGCCTTGTGCCGCCCCAATGATCTTGCCGAGGGCCTCGTTCGGGGGTCCGAGTTGATTGCCCTGGGCCGCTAAGGCGGCTTTGATTTCTTCTTTGAAGGGCACATCGGACGCCTCCAGCAGAAGGGCGGGAGGAATGGGCATCCCCGCCGCCATGAATTGCATGAGCAGGGTCACGGTGGCTTGCCGCGCCGTGGGGGAGGTCTCTTGGAAATCCACGACGACATCGAAGTCCAGCGCTTTGACCTGTTGGAGCTGGGCCAGCATGGCGTCGTCCGACAGGGGCACGGGACGGGGTCCCATCTGACCCGTCTGCTGGGCCATGGCTTGGCGTTGTCCCAGAATGCTGTGCATCTTGGACACGCTATAGTATTGCTGAATCCGACGGACGAGGAGTTCGCCGACCAAGCGTTTACTGGCCATCCAATTGACAAAGAGGGAATTGACGCCCACGAGGCCCCCGGACTGCCGGGCTTGGATGGAGCGGCCACTCACGGTCTTCTGCGTGGTTTGCCCTGCCAGTTCCGCATTGATCCCACTGATCCGCATGATCGCTTCCATTTCCACTTGCATTTTCGGGATGAGGGTGTGCGCCAGGGGGATGGGGGGCGCATACGTGGGCATCTGGCCCGCATACTCCAGGACAAATCCCGCACGTGGGAGTTGTTTCTTGATGTGTGGCAGATCGACGTGCATATCTTTGGGAATCCACCACCCCCCCTTGGGACCACGGACAATCTCGTCGAGCATCGTCGCATGATCCCAATTCAATTCTCGTTGCGGGTCTTTAATATCGTCGAGCACGCCTTTGATACTGGCAAAATCATCGGTGTCCTGGTAGGGCATAAACGGCACATAGGGATAGCGCCAATCGACTTCCACGACGGCGCCGTGCTCGTCCACCCGGCCATAGGGCGACGGGGCATCATCCAATAATTCCCACCCGCAATAGTGGGCCACGCGCAACATTGTCGTGGGACGGGTAATAATCGTCATGGCGCGGGTGGCGGCCAGGCCCGCCAGGCGCGTGAGGCGATCCAACGCCTCCGCGGCCAGGTCCGGTGTCGGGTGCGTTTGCATCTGGCCATTCTGGTGCATCAGGACGGTCTCGTTGGGCGTGGGGATCATCCGATAGGCGGCGGCCGCCTCGGCGCCGGCCTCATCACGAATCCGTTGCAGGGCCGACTCCGCCGCCGCGCCCGTGTCAAATCGTTGGGAGTCGTTGGTCGTATGGTTCCACAACAGGACGATCTCCACCGGCTCACGGTAATAGTGCCGGGCGATGCGGGCTTCGTTCGTTTTCTGGCTGAAATACACAATCTTGGTTTGCGCGGGGACGCCGGTCTGATTGTCGGTCTGTTCCAACCAATTATTGATCCAACTCTCGTCCAGTCGCTGGGTATGTTGGGGCCAGCGTTGCCGGACTTTCTCCAGCGGCATGAAAAACCAGTTCTCTTGCCACTGCGCGTCTTGCTTGTCGTACCGGCGCGCAAAGACATCCCAGGCCCAGCTATTCTCCGGCAGCACCTCAAAGTCGAGGTCGCCTTCCACGAGGTCATCGGTGTAGTCATAGTTCAAACAGAGGTGCATGGTGGACAGGCCGCCGATGATGCCGCGCCGAAAGAACCGATGCAACTGGGCCTCCCCTTGCCCGACATCCATGGCATACTTGGCGTGCGCCGTCATGACCCGGCTCATCTGCTCATCTTCGGCGCCCCGGGGAAAATACCGGTAGTCCTGATGTTTCTCCGATTCGTACCCGGCGAGAAAGTTGACGTTGGGGGCACAGACGTTAAAGGTTTGGACGGGCCGTCGATCTTCGCGTAAGCGGCTCACGTCGCCGGGGTCCCATTGATCGAGGCCGCCTCGATTGAAGCGGTGATTCTCGTCAATGCGTTGCCGCAGGACCGCTGAGGCGTCATAAAAGGAGAGGGCCCGTTGACGAAACGTGGTCAGTTTCTCGGTCGCGTCGGCGTGTTGGGCCTTGGTGCGTTGTCCTTTGGGCAGTCTCCCCATCCGGTCCTCCTGACTAATCGGTTAGACACTCATCCACGACGACGCGGTCGGCGGGTCCGCGCGCAACGGATTCCGTTGCGCGATGGCGCGCCGATAGGCCGCGATCGGATCGCTCAGCGTGCGCGTCTCCAGCGTGGGTTGCGACGGTCGGGACACAATGAAATACGCCAATTCGTCCATGTGGTGGTCGTTGTGGTCCACGGGTTCATCCGGCTGGTTCCGGTTGAGGGTCCCCCGGCGTCGCTTCCACGTATACGCCAGGATCTCCTCGATAAACCGGCGGCAATGGGCCGCGACATACAACCGCGGGGCGCCGTGTTGCCCGGTGATGGGATGCGGATGATCGGGGTCCAGGGCCAAGTGTTCACAGATCCGATTATACGCCGCATTCCAGTCCTTTTGTCCCGGCACGGCATAAATGCCATGATCCCGGTATTCGTCCG